AAGAAAGCCAATCCATAGCCTGTAACGTTATTTTAGACGTGAAACCGTCATCTTGGTAATCAAACTTGACGATAGGGCCACCGAAAAAAGGCGCTTTTAACCCTAACGCGTCGGTTTCTAACCTGTCAGGCGGGTTGCTGGTCCCTGCTCTAGCGATAATAAACAACGGTTGAGCTAACCAATTATATGAACCATAGGTACCTGATCCGTCAGGGCTTAACGCGCCGTCATTGTTGTCTAACTCTACTTCTACACTGGTGCGGCCTATTTCGCCTAAACCTATTTCTGTATCTACTTTTATAGACAACACTCGGCTAGTGAAATCTATTGAATCGTCAGCGGTGCCGTAAGCGGTAACAACAGTAGAAGATATAAAACCGCCGATTTCGACATCAAAACCTGTGTATATGGTCATAGTCTGCGGCCCGCTACCGTTGGGAATACTGCCGCGCCCCTAAATTCTGTTTCGCGTTTAATAGCGTTTACTACTTCTTCACCTGATACACCAGTAACGTTTACGGTTATATAAGTAGGGCCGCCCATGCTGTGGCTGCCGTCTAGCGGTACGACCGCTTCAGGGCCGGCTTCACCTATCAGCGCTAACGTTGGGCCGGTTACTATGCCGCCTTCTGCTAGGCGTGGTATAAATTCATCAACACTAGGAAAGTTCACAATCGGCCCTAACGTAACATCAAGAGCGTCAACCGCTTTAGAAATTGCAAAATTTATAGGATCTATAACAATGTTATTTAACGCCCATTTGATAGCCCCAACAAACGCGTCAGCTAACGTGTTAGCCAAATCACCAACAGCGCCGCCTATCGCTTTTAACGCCGCCATAAGGCCATCTACCAACATGCTGCCTAACTTCATGCCCTGCTCAAACGCGTTGCTGGCTATTTCTTTTACCTTGTCCCATGCGCCGGCAAAATCCCCTTTAAAAATGTCAATAATGAAACCGAAATAAAGTTGTATCTGTTCCCACATAAATTTCGCATGATCAACTATGACACCTATTACTTTTCCTACGCCTTCAGCAAAAGTTTTAAACCCTTCAGAAGCAAAAAATTCTTTAACGGATTTAATAATATTTTCAACTACCGGCATCAACGCGTCCATAGCGTTCATGATGCCGTCCATCACAGCGATAGCTACCGGCCCTAATTCGGCTAAAACTTTGTTTTTTAAAACATTGAATTTGTCTGACAGAGTGGCGGTAGCTTCTGCCTGATCATCTACTATGCCGGTGCCTTCACCCAACAGGCCGTTAAATTCTTCTAAATCAAAGTTTCCCGATTTAATAAGCGAAACCATACGCTGGGCGCCTTCAGCGCCAAACGCTGCCGTAGCAATATTAAGCGCGTCTGTGGTGCTTGTAGCGTTTTCTATTGCTTCTACTGTGTCTTTTAACGCTTTCTGTGGCTTTTTACCGTTCTTGGCGGCATCTCGAAAGAATTTGTTTAACGCCGGCCCTACCCTAGTTAAATTAACGCCGCCCTGTTCCATCTGCCCCAACAGCGCGGCGGTTTCTTCAGCGGTAAAATTAGCGTTCGCGAATATTGGGCCGAACGTTTCCATTTGTGCAAGCAACTTATCCATAGGTACGCCGGTAGCCTGGCTAATTCTTAACAGGTCGCCTAATACTTCTTCACTGTCGCCGGCTGACATACCAAACTGAGTCAATTGAGCGTCTAACGCCCCTACCGCGCTAGATACATCAACTTCAGCAACCCTAGCAAAATCAAGAAACAGTTTGCTGGTATCTTCTAATTCGTCGCCAGTTAAACCTAAATGCGTGTTTACGTCAGCAATAGTGGTAGCTATTGTTTCGGCGCTTTCCGGCACCGTTTTCATAACGTCAGTGGCTTGTTCTTTCAGGTCGGCTAATGCTTCGCCTGATGCGCCGGTGCCTTGAATAAGCACCTTTTCCATTTTCTCAAAATCTAAACCGGCTTTAATAAACGCGGCCCCTACACCTACCGCCATACCAATGCCGGCGGTTTTTAACGCCCCGAACGCTTTACCGCCTATTTTCTCAAACTTGCCTAAATCGTCTTCAGACTGTTTAAGGGCTTTACGGAATTTTTTCGCGTCACCAGTAATGGCTACGTTTACATTGGTTTTTTTACTAGCCATTATTTCAAACCGTTCTTATCTAAAATTTTGTCTAATTCATCATGATACGTTTCAAGAATTTGCGGTTGTTTCTTTTCCATCGCGTTAGTTAAAAAAAATGAACCTTCTATGTTTCGTTGCGGCCAACCCCAATGAATCACAGTCGCATAGGGTAAAGATTTACGGCCTGCAGTTACGCGCGCTTTACTAGCGGCACCAAACGATTTTAAAGAGGCTTTAAGTTTGCCGGATCGAACAGGCACATGTTTAACGGCTTCATCAACAACTATTTCAGCAATTTTTTTGTTTAACTCTTTTAAGTCGTCAGTGTCGCCGGCGGTTTCTTTTAACGCCCGCCGTAGTTGAGTGCCGCCATGAATAGTGACGCTTAACGGTGCTTGTCCTTGTGCCATTGTTACCGTTTCTTATTTCTTTTGTTCTGTTCCTTGATTTTTTCGTTATGTGCTAACAATAACGCGTTTAACAAATCTGGTGTGAACTTTAAAAGATCGCTTAACGGCTGACCTGTAACAATAGCTAATTGTGCCGCCCTGTAAGTCAGGCTGTCTTTTCTAAAGGGCCGTTAGGTTCTCCTAATTCTAAATTCACTACCGTTTCTATAAATTCGTTAAAGGGTTTAACTGGCCGGTTTTCGTGGCGGGATTGTTCCCACGCTAACCAACAGAGGTGTTCCATAGATATGGATCCTGCTAGTTGTGTTACTGGCTGGTTGAAGTGCCGTTCAAACTTTACATAAGTGCCAACCGTTGGTTTAACACTCCATGAATCGTTTTCTGTCGTTACCGTTATTGTTAAATCTATCATGTGTAGCCTTTCTGTAGCTCTATGATGTAGCGGTTGTTACTGCCCCTGTGAACGGCCATGACGTGTCAAATGTTGCTAGTTCGCCGACACTGCCTGAAACAAACGGTACTTCTGTAACTAGACAACTAACGCTTTTACTAGGGTTAGTTGCCGCTACTGCTGCTGATGTATGTTTTACAACTACAGTGGTTGTGGTTCCTAACAGTGGGTTTATTGTGGCGTAAACTTCGCTTGACGCAAAATCTTGGTGCCATGAAATAGACACGCTGCCATCTTTTAAGCCACCTATGCGGGTCACGTTAGAATCACCCATTGCGGTGGTTTCTATCTCAGCGGCGGTTTCAGTGAAATCTACTGACGCGATATGGTCGGTTAGGTCCACTGAATTTACCGTTACTGTTACGGTTTCATTCATAAAAATAGCCATTGTTATTACTCCTTAGCTTTACTGGCTGGTTTGTTTGCTTCTAAATGCCCGCCGTCTATTAACGCTTTAACGTTCACGCCGGCCATTTCTTCATCGTCAGTATCAACAAAACCACCGTGTTTTACGCCGGCTATTTCGTGGCTACTAATAACTTTTAATTTCATCTTGCGAACACCTCGATTTCTAACTGTACTGATAAGAATACACTATCTGCAAAAGTAATAGGGCCATAGTTTGACGCTTCCGTCACTAACAATGTTTCTGCTGTACCGTCTAACGTTTTGTCTGCCTCTAACGCTGTAGGTACCGTTACCAGATAATCGTTTAACATTTCTTGGCTGCTTGAAGCTTCAAAACGTTGCGCCGCTATCAAAATAGTAAACCGTAACGTTTTTAACCCTGCCGCCACTGTACCAAACGCGTCATGATAAGAAATCAAGTTAGATGACGGTACAACTATCGCACAAGGCGGCGTTAAAAAATCGGGTACGGTGTCATACACTGAAACGAACGCTTGCGGGCTGCTCACAGCCTCTAAACGTGTTTTAATTTCAGCGCGTATTTCGTCGTAATCCATTACGCCGCCGCCGGTAGCTTCAAGCCCCTTAACAACGCGATAACTTCAGGGTCGGTGCGGCTGATGCGTACAAAACCGACATCGACAGAACCCGCTTGAAATCCTAAAGGTGAACTTTTACGCTGATACAGCCTAGCGGCTATAACTAGCGCGCATTGTTTAACCTGATCAGGTATAGCCATACCGTAACCGTAGAACGCTGTAACTTGCACTGTAGGGCGTCCGTAACGGTCTCTAGGCCATGCGCTACCGTCTACACGTTTAATGACCCTGTACGGCGCTGTATTGCCGTCTAAAACGTAGTCTGTTGTAATTGTTAAAGTCGTGTCATACGTGCCATCTAATGAAGTGTCTGTTTTAACAATTAAACCGGTGGTTTGCGCGATGTCATCAACGTAAACCGTAAAATCGTCAAACGGTATAAAAGTCTTTGCGGTAGCGCCGCTAGGAACTTCAAACGTACGGCCACAGATACTTTCAATTTCAGCGTCAGCGGCAGCAATAGCGTTATCTATTGCCGTGTTTTCAGATGACGTAGCTGATGGTATGCCTAAATAGGCTTTAACTAGCGCCTGCGTAGTGTAGGCCATTTTTTATTTCTTTTTTGCTGGTGCTTTTTTAGCGGGTGCTTTAGCTGGTGCTTTTTTAGCTTCTGGCTTTTGCACTCTACTAGGGGCTTGTTTTTCCCATAGCTCTGAACTCATTGTTTGCCTTTCCGTGAGAGGTGGCAGGTGTTACCGGCTACCAGTAACACCCGCCATGACTCAATTATGGTTAGAAGGTGGGCGCAACCAAGCCGGTTCCGCTGATCTTACTAATTGATGCGGGGTATCTTCCACCCACAAAACAGGCGTATTGATACGCAACGAGAGTGACCGTCAAGTTGAGGCCCGCCGTTTGATCCATTCGAACCATTGCTGGTGATCCTGCATCTTCAAACAAGAGCATGTCGGCACGTCGAACGATAAAGATCATATCTTCGTTGCCGCCTGAACCACTTGACGTGGTTACTTTGCCTGATGTCACTACCGGAAGCCCTGCTATAGATGCCCCAGTATTTCCATAACCCGCTATAGGTCCAACTCCAAGTGCGTTTTGTGGCACTTGGTTAGTTGGCACTACTAAAGGCCGTCCGTTGCCGTCTGTGCCTGCCTGCATAAATGCTAGGCGGCGCGGGTGCATAACGATAAGGTCAGCGCCTGCGAAACGGTTGCTGTTAATTTGTTGGATTCCATCTACGATTTTGCTGTAGGTTTCTGCCGCTGTTGGCGATCCATCAGTGTAAGTGATTGCATTTGTGCCTGAAATGTTTGACAAACCAAGCATGTTGCCGGAAGAACCAGAACCATGAAGTACCTGATCTTCTAGAACGGTTGCCATTGCGCCCATCATGTCAGCGGCGATAAGGGCATCTATGCCAGTACCGCGCTCAACTGCTTGGCGTGAAACTTGTTGCCCTGCGGCAATAGTCCGAACATCTACACTTAATAAAGTGTCATCAATATCTGTTTCAGATACTGCGGCGTTTTCTGATGCTTGCGCTGCGGCGCTTGAACCAGTAGTAACGCGGCTGATGTTGAT